GACTTTGTTGAAAACGGTTTTAAACCAGGATTTCAAATAGGTTTACGTAACTTTGATGATATATTTTCTACATATACAGGACAGTTCATAACTGTTACAGGTATACCCTCTTCTGGTAAATCAGATTTTGTAGATCAAATGGTAATAGGTTATAATCAACAATACAGTTGGAAGACAGCTTTTGCATCACCAGAAAATGCACCCACTTATTTACACGCCCATAAACTAATGAGAAAAGCTTGGCAAGGTATGCCATCTAAATCTGATATTGGTAAAGACAAATGGGAACAAACAACAGAATATATAAACGATAACTTTTATTTTATCGATATGGAACGTTATACATTAGATTCAGTATTAAAGAAAGGTGCTGAGCTTGTAAAACGTAAAGGTATTAAATGCCTTGTAATTGATCCATTTAATAAAGTTAGAGATTTAGATTCTAACAATGGTGATGTTAATGTATACACATTAGAATACTTAACTAAGATTGAAATGTTTGCTAAAAAATATGATGTACTAGTTATAATAGTTGCTCACCCAACTAAAATGTATAAAGATTCAAACGGCAAGATTGAAGAACCCACAATGTATAACATTAAAGGTGGTGGTGAATGGTATGATGCTAGTTATCACGGTTTGTTAGTTCATAGAGATTATGAAAAGAAAACAACAAAGATAAAAGTATTAAAAGTTAAGTTTCAAAATTTAGGTGAAAACGGAGGAGAAGCGTTCTTTACTTGGGAACCTAAATCTGGTTGTTATATACCTCATTCAGAACCTATACCAGAAAATACTATAATGCCTTGGGAATGATACGTAACAAATACGAACTAAATAAGATAATATGGCAGGAACAGTAAATGCAATGGACGTTGGTAGAAAACGTAAAAAGTCTATTATGGGCAGTTACTTTCCCACAGCAGAAGAAAGAGCAGCTAATGATTTCTGTATTAGAAACAATATTAGAATATCTTACCAGCCTATATCAACAGGTGCTGCACCAAAAGAATGGTATATAACCGTAATTATTGGCCCTTATAAAAAAGGAGAAAAAGTAAATGTATCTCCAGAGTCCTACAAGGCTGTGGAATGCAAACAAATGATGTATAAAACATGTATGTACTATTATGAGAAATATAGAAGATGAATACACAGGTTTAATGTCCGGTATATTACACGGAGGTAAACCTAAAGAAGATAGGACTGGAACAGGAACAAGAGCTGTATTTGGTAGAATGTTATACCACGATATGAAGCTTGGGTTTCCTTTACTAACAAAAAAGAAAATTATATTTAATCATGCAAAAACAGAATTATTTTGGATTGTCGAAGGCAGAAGCGACTTGGACTATCTTATTGATAACGGTGTCAAGTATTGGATTCCTGATTACCAAAGATCTGGTAGGACTGATAGAAAACTTGGTCCCGTATACGGTCACCAGTGGCGTCATGCTAATGGCATCGATCAATTACAAGTGGTGCTTCAGGAGCTTAGGGAAAATCCCACCAGTAGACGACTCATGGTATCAGCTTGGAACGTTTCTGATCTTCACGATATGGTACTCCCTCCTTGTCATTATAACTTCCAGTTATTTTATAACGATGGTAAACTGGACTTAATGTGGCAACAAAGAAGTGCAGATGTATTTCTTGGATTACCATATGATATAGCTATGTATGGCTTGTTATTAGAAATGATAGCAGATGGCGCAGGTTATGAAGCTGGAACTCTTATTGCTAGCTTAGGCGATTGTCATTTATATAACAATCATTTAAAACAAGCGGAAGAGTATATTGCTGCAAAGCAATACGATTTACCCAAACTTAAAATGGAATGGGGCGGTATCAAATTAAGAGAAGGTGCAAATGATTTTGTATTCCTTCCTAATAAAGATACTATAACATTAGAAGGATATAATCACAGTCCTGCTATTAAAGCAGAATTATCTGTAGGAAAATAAAAAAAATATGGAAGAAATATATTATATTTATCATATACCTAATAAAAAAATTGGTGTAACACGTGATTTAAATAATAGAGTTACGCTTGTGCAGGGCTATAAGCCTGGGGAATATGAAGTTCTAGATTCTTCGTCTGATATTAATTATATATCAAAGCGAGAAATAGAGCTTCAAAAGTTTTATGGGTACAAAGTAGATAGAACATTATATAAAAATTTAGTAAATAAAAAAATGAAAATAAATGCAACAGAGCAAACCTCAACATTCCCATGCAAAAAGAAAGAGCTTAAAGATATGCTCGAAAAAAACATAGGGTTAAGTTGGCAAACGCCATTAGGTGATTTTAAAATACAGAAAGACCAAATTCAATGGATACTAGCTAATTCATATAAGTCTATGTATGACAAAGACAGAACTTATATTTATAACAAAGCTTTTTATGAAGCATTCAAAGCTAAACCAGAACATGGTAAAGTTGAGTTATTTGATCTTATAAGGCAATGGGCCAAAGAAAAAGGTATCTTAGATAAAGGAGATGCTAAAACACAATTAATAAAATTATATGAAGAAACAGGGGAATTATCGCAATCCCTTCTTAAAAATGATAAAGAAGGTGTTATCGATGCTATTGGTGATAGCGTTGTTGTTCTTACTAATCTTGCCGAACTCAACGGTGTTTCAATTGAAACTTGTATGCAGTCTGCTTATGATGAGATTTCTGGTAGAACTGGGAGAATGGTAAACGGAACATTTGTAAAAGACTAATATGGAAATAAGAGATAAGATTATAGAATCAGTAGTAAAAAAGTTTATTAACAGATCTGATGTAGGTTATAAAAAGTACGGCGTTACTTTACATAAAGATGACCAACCACTAGATACATGGCTTCAACACATACAAGAAGAGTTAATGGATGCTGTCAACTATATAGAAAAAACAAGACAAGCATTAAAAAGTGAGATTGAAGAATGTTATTTAAGAGATCTTAAAGCAAAAGAATAATGTTTTATAAAAGGAAGAAGGCCCCTAAGAAAAAAAGAGGGCCAGTACAATCTAGGAAAATTAGTTATGATGGACATAATTTTGCCTCAGGATTGGAAAAGTATATGTATATGGCTTTACAAAAAGCAAAAATTAAAGCTAAGTACGAGGGTGAAACTTTTGTTTTATTAAATGGATTTCATTTTGAAAATGAAGTTTATGAAAGACAGGCAAACTCAAAGGGCGAATTTATGAACAGAGGTGAAAAAAGAATATTACCTATAAAGTACACACCAGATTTTATTGGTGAAAACTTTATAATAGAAACTAAAGGTAGACCTAATGAATCATTTCCTATTAGATGGAAGTTGTTTAAGAAATTAGTTACCGAGCAGTTTCCTAGTTATACTCTTTTTAAACCACAAAACCAAAAAGAATGCGACAGGGTTATAGAAATACTGAGAAACAAAAGAAAATAGCAAGATTAAAATACAAAGAAAGACAAGTTGAAAAACATATTAAGTGGGCTATTAACAGGGGCTTTCTTAGATGGAATGAGCTTATAGAGATTCACAAAAAATACAATATAGAAGTTTATGGCTAGAAATGGAATGATGTCTGTACTCCAAGAAAGAAAAAAGATTAGGAGAAAAGGTATACACGCAAAAACAAAAACAAGTAATGTTAAGTCAAGTAGGAATTACAAAAAGGCTTATAAGGGTCAAGGCAGAATATGAAAGTATGGAGAATATCTATAGGCTTATATCCAGGAATACTTATAGGAATTAGATCGTATGATCTAGACGAGGTGGTGTCACACGTGCTTTATCTACCGTTTGTAGATATAGCTTTAGAAATAATTAAACACGATAAAGAAGATTAATATGGGATTATTTGATGAAAGAGTAGCATACAAACCTTTTGATTATCCAGAATACTATAACGAAGGTTGGTTACCACAAGCGCAAGCTTTTTGGTTGCACACAGAAATTAGTATGTCTGGAGATGTAAAAGATTGGAATGAAAGATTAACTGAATCTGAAAAGCATTTAGTTGGTAATATATTATTAGGGTTTGCACAAACAGAATGTGCTGTATCAGATTACTGGACACAAAATGTAGTAAACTGGTTTCCTAAACATGAAATAAAACAAATGGCCATGATATTTGGCTCACAAGAAACCGTACACGCGGTTGCGTATTCATATTTGAATGAAACTTTAGGTCTTGAAGACTTTGAAGCATTCTTACATGAACCAGCTACAGCGGACAGGTTTGATAATTTAGTTGCTTATGA